TAGATTGTGAAGCTTCAACTGCTCAGGAAATTTGTGACCATTTTACTTTTATGGTGCCTGGCTACACATTTATGCCAACATATCGTAATAGACTTTGGGATGGAAAGATAAGACTTTTTAATGTTCATAACCGTCTTCTTTATGGAGGATTGTTTGAACATCTTTGTAAATTTCTCTATACCAGAGACTACAAAGTTAAGTTTGATTCAAATTTTAATAATGAAAAAATAAAGATTAAGAAAGATTTTATAGATTCATTAAAGTTACCAGTAATCCCTAGAGATTATCAGATGATTGCTGCCAACCATGCCCTGTCCCACCACAAAGCACTTTTACTTTCACCAACAGCTTCAGGTAAATCTTTGATTATCTATATACTTATAAGGTATTTAAATTTGAAGACTCTTATTTTAGTTCCTACTATATCTCTTGTTACTCAAATGTATAATGATTTTAGACAATATGGATTTGATGTAGCAAACAACTGTCATACGGTTTTTGCTGGAAGAGATAAAGGTTCTGAACTGCCTATCATAATATCAACATGGCAGTCAATTTATAAGATGCAACAAAAATACTTTGAACAATATGAACTTGTGATTGGTGATGAAGCTCATGGTTTTAAGTCAAAATCTCTCACATCTATAATGACCAAATGTATTAATGCAAAATATCGTATAGGAACAACTGGAACATTAGACGGAACACTAACTCATAGATTGGTCTTAGAGGGGTTATTTGGTAAGGTCTATAAAGTTACCTCAACAAAGAAACTTATAGATAGTAAGTATCTATCACCCTTTACTATCAAAGCAATTTTACTAAGACATCCAGATTCAATATGTCATGATCTTAGGAAAATAAGTTATCAAGAAGAATTGGATTATTTGATAAATTCTGAAGCAAGAAATACATTTATAAAAAAATTAGTTCTAGATTTAAATACTAATACACTTCTTCTATTTCGTTTTGTTGAAAAACATGGAAAGATACTTTACGATATGATAAAGGAGGAATCAAATGGTAGAACAATTTTTTTCGTTCATGGAGGAACGGATGCAGATACAAGAGAACAAATTAGACATATCGTTGAATCAGAACGAAATGCAATCATCGTTGCTAGTTATGGTGTATTTAGTGTTGGCGTCGATATTAGGAATCTTCATAACATCGTCTTTGCTAGTCCTTCTAAAAGTCGGGTTAGAAATCTTCAGTCAATAGGCCGAGGATTACGGAAATCTGAAAAGAAAGATATAGCTACATTGTATGATATTGCTGATGATCTGTCTTATGGTAGTAATCACAACTACACATTAGATCATTTTGAAGAAAGGAAAAAATATATAAGGAAGAACGATTTACTGTAGCTGAATACATTGTACAATTGAAGACTTAATAAACGAATTATTCATTTAACCCCTACACTAGTATTATATCACCTGTCAAGAGCTTTGTCAAGTGGTTGACATTATCAAGTTATTATGGTATAATATATAAAATAACAACTAATAGGAGGGCAGATTGGCAAAAGTAAAACCAATACATTATGTAGATAATGAAAAGTTTTTGAAAGAAATGATAATATATAAACGTGGATTTGATGAGGCAAAAGAAAAGGGTGAGCTTCCGCCAATGATTTCAGAATATCTTGGTGAATGTTTCATGAAAATAGCACAACGGCTTTCCTTTAGACCTAATTTTATAAATTATGCTTTTAAAGATGATATGATTTCAGATGGTATTGAAAATTGTGTTCAATACATAAAGAACTTTAATTCAGAAAAATCATCTAACCCATTTGCATATTTTACTCAAATTATCTATTATGCTTTTATTAGAAGGATACAGAAAGAGAAAAAACAACTGTATATAAAATATAAAACTATGCAAAGTGCTCCATCTTTATTGGAAAATGTAGAAGTGTCTGCAAATGACAGCGATAAAGGATATAATCAAGAGACAATGAATGCTGACCAAAAAGCAAATATGTATGATTTTATCAAAAACTTTGAGGATGCAAAGAAGGCGAAGAGTGTAGCTAAAAAACCAGCCAAAAAGACTAACCTTGAATATTTTATGGTAGCATGAAGGTAGCATTAATAAATGACACACATTTCGGTGCGAGAAATGACAGTCAAGCTTTTATGAATTATTTCAAAAAGTTTTATGAAGAAGTATTTTTTCCCACTTTAGAAGAACGAGGTATACTTAATATTATCCATTTGGGTGATGTCGTTGACCGGCGAAAATTTATCAACTGGAAAACTGTATATCAAATGAGAGAAATGTTTTTTGATGTGTGCCATGGACGACACATAAATCTTCATCTAATAGTTGGTAACCATGATACATATTTTCGTAATACAAACATAGTAAATAGTTTGGATGGTCTTCGCTTAGAAGAAAATCACCAATTTCATGTTTATCAAGAACCTACAGAGATTGAATTAGATGGTAATAAGTTCTTTCTGCAACCTTGGATATGTGATGAGAATAAAGAACAATCTCTCAAAGCTATAGAAGAAACAACTGCTCAAGTATTATTTGGACACTTAGAAGTTAAAGGTTTTGAAATGCATGTAGGTCAGTATAGTCAAAGTGGTATTGATGCAAGTATATTCAAAAAGTTTGATATGGCTTTTAGTGGTCACTTTCATCACAAGTCTGATAATGGTAACATCTATTATCTTGGTAATCAATATCAAATAACTTGGTCTGATTATAAAGATGTAAAAGGATTTCATATATTTGATACAGAAACCAGAGAGATAGAATTCATTCAAAATCCGTTTGAAATGTTTCATAAGATTTATTATGATGATGAAAAGATGACTCTGGAATCTATTCAAAATGAAGACTATTCGGTTTATAAAGGTTGCTATATAAAAATAGTAATAGTGAATAAAAAGAATCCATTTTGGTTTGATACTTTGATGGATAAACTTTATGCTGTTGATGTGGCTGATATTTCAGTTGTGGAGAACTTTGACCAAGACTTAGATATTGAAGATGATATGATAAATGAAGCAGAAGATACACTCACCATTCTTTCCAAATATGTCAATTCATTAAATATAGATAATAAAAAAGAACTTGACAATTTACTAATTTCATTATATAATGAATCATTAACTTTAGAAACAGTATGATAGAAACTTATGCAGAAAGACTTCAAAAAAGAAAGGGAAACACCATGACTAAATATGACATGGATGAAATTGAAAGACAAAGAGAAAGAGAAAGAAGAAGTAGAGGAATTAAACCTGACTGGCCTCAATCAGTTGAACTTGGTAAAGATGAAACACCTTACACAGCAGTTGATATAGAACTTCCAGATGATGATTTTATGAGAATTGCTCGAGAAGCTCATGAAAGAGATATTACTTTTAATAAGATGGTTAATATTCTTTTGAAAGATGGTATTAACCAAGCAGAATATAGATTTGAACATCAGTCCAAACCTCAACTTCTTAATGAGGATAAGTGATACAATTTGAAATTATTCGTTGGAAGAACTTTTTAAGTACAGGCAACGTTTTTACTGAAATACCACTTAACAAAAATTCAAATACTCTGATAATTGGTGACAATGGTACGGGCAAATCTACTATACTAGATGCTTTAACTTTTGGATTATTTGGTAGACCATTTAGGTCAATCAATAAGGCACAACTTATCAATTCCATAAATCAAGGTGGAACTGTTGTAGAAATTGAATTTAGTATTGGTAGTAAAAAATATATAGTAAAAAGAGGTATAAAGAAGAACTTTTTTCAAATATATTTGGATGGTTCTCTTTTAAATCAAGACGCAGCTATTAGAGATTATCAAGAATTCCTTGAGAAGACTGTTCTAAAATTAAATTATAAGTCTTTCACTCAGATTGTTCTTTTGGGTAGTTCTTCTTTCATTCCCTTTATGCAACTCAAAACTTCTGATCGTAGAGCTATTATTGAGGATCTTCTTGACATTGAAATTTTTTCTGTAATGAATCAACTTCTCAAAAGTAAAGTTGGTATTAACAAAGATAATACAGGAACAGTTGATATTTCACTTGGATTGGCTAGAGGGGAAGAGAAATCAACTAAACATATAATTGAAAAGCTTAAAGAAAATAAAACTTCTCAAATTAAAAAAAATAAATCCAAATGAAAC